CTGGATGCCCGTCGGTGTCTTGGGGCTTTGCATGCTGATCCATGGTCATGCCAGCTTCATCGGCTTGGCCCCTATCATGGCGGTGACTTCCGGCTTTTTCTTCTGGGTGGTTCGAAGGTTCAACTTGTGGGATGCGAATGCTCTGCCGGGCAGCCAACGCGCGCCCCGTCTGGTCTTCGATATAGCGGCGTTCATCGTGGCAGCATTCGCTCTGCCGATCCTGGCCAACACGGTGTTGCACTATCCGGGTGAGATTCCGAAGTACTTCCGATTCGCGGGCACTCTGTCTGTGGCGGACCTCGGGGCAAAACTGATCTATTTTCTGTATGTGTTGGGCGCTGCCGCCATCGCGATTCCGCTCTGCTTCGCGGCAATCCCCAAAGGTGAAGGGGGCCAGATCAAGCTAGCCGTTCTGGCGCTGCTGGCGGCGTCCGTTCCTGCTGCGGCGTTCTATGTTGTTCGAGGGCTCGATACCTTGGAACACCGGTATCCCCTTTACTGGTTTTGCGCGTTCGCCGCGGGCGCTTCGTCGATCGCACTTGTCGGAGTGGTGGAACAGTTGCGCGTACGACTTCATCGCGCCATTGCCTATGCCGGGGCAACCCTTGTATCTGTTGCAGTCATCGCCATGAATGGTCTGGTCGTAGACATCAGTCAACCCGGCGACGACGCGCGAGCTGTAGTGGCGACACTTCATGCGACGACAGCGAACGGTGGGTTCGTCTGGCTGGATGTAGATCAGTCAGACTTCGAGGTCATCTTCGACGCCGCCACTCTGGCGTCCGTCGACAAACGGCAGACACGTCGCAGTTTCTGCATCATGTCCTCAAGCTGGAGTTGGATGTACCCACCGGCTCTCGCATGCGACGCCACGAAAACACCGATGGCGGCACGCGCCGTGCTTGTGCCTCGCGCAAATTCTGCAGCGGCAGAAGACAAATTCGCACACAGTGCACTAGTGATGCGGCCTACCACGTCAATGCACATCGGAGACCTTGAGACCTTCGGGGTCGACGCCACGCCGCGTGCCATCTACGCAGAGGGCTGGTCGAAGGCTGAACCTTCTGGACGTTGGAGTGAAGGCAAGCGCGCCGTCATCCTCATTCCCTCCGCGGAACTGCCCGCGCGCTTCTCTGTCCGTTTGGATTTCAACGCACTGGTGACACCCAAGCACCCATCGCAGGCGTTCTCATTCGTAGACGGCAAGGGCCGGATCCTCAACGAGTCAAAGCTCTCGTTGGAACGGCCAGGCGCAAGCGTCACGTTGCCTCTGCAAAAGGACCACCCGAGCAGCGCATTCACATCTCTACAAGTGACCATTGAATCTCCAGCGAGCCCGGAAAGTCTCGGATTGAACGCCGACACTCGCGAATTGGGACTGATGCTGACTCACTTGAGCATTCTCCCTGCTCAGTGAAAAAGAGCCCCCAGCACGAACGCCGAGGGTATCGGTCTAACTCGAACGACAGCGCGCGTCAGCGCGGCGCGTACAGCGCGCGATCGTTCTTGACGGTGCCAAGCAGAAGCTGCACTTCGTTGTCTCGCCCTTCAACAACGAGTCGACCTCGCTCAAGTAGCTCTCGACCGCGCGCAGCCATGGCTGCGAGGACTGCGGATCGATCTGCAATGCGCTGGCAGGCAGCGGGGTCGGTTGCGGCTTGCTCGCGATCACGGGCGGCGTAGTCGGCGTATTGCTTGCGCACCCGGCCAAGTTCAGCAGCAACATTGCGGCCACGGTCATCCAGCGCCTTGAGGCGGGCTTCGTATGCATTGACGTTCTCCGTTTGGGTCTTGGCGTGCGCCGCCACGAGCGCTACGGTTCGCTGCAGGTCGGCAAGTGCGGTCAGCGCGCGGGCGGTGTTCTCTTCGGCCCGGCTGCGCTTCTCGCTGGCCAGGTCTGCGCGCGCGCCGGCCGCGCGCGTGCGTTCGATGCCGGCCGTGGCCAGCGCCGCCACAAGCCCCAGGCCGAGCACCCAGAGCAGAGGGGTCTTGATGTCGGGCAGCATCGCTTCTCCTACTGCGCTGCCAGACAGGCACTGTGCCGCGCCTGCTGGCGCAGCCATACGCCCTTGCAGCCCTTCGGGCCCCAGTTCTGAGGCAGCGCGCAGTCGCGGCCGGCTTGAAAACGGTAGCGCAGCAGCGCATCGCATGCAGCGCGTGGCCGGCCGGCCAGCAACTCGCGCCGCATGCTCGACCTCGACCAGTTGGGCATGCCGTACTGCCCGATGAAATCCATGTAGAGATCGAATTCCTCCTGCGTGAGCATCACGCCGGGCAGCGAGGCGGCGAAACGGCGTTCCTCAGCTCGGTTCAGGGCATGCGCCAGTTCTTCGGCGCGACGGCGCGTGATCGGCGGATCCGACAGCGTGACGCGCGTGCCGTTCTCGTAGCGCGTCGATCCGTGCCCGATGGTGGGCACATCCCCCTGAGTCGGGACATAGGGCTTCAGCACCTCGACACCATCCGCTCGGACGGCAACGGGTCCGGCGCCCTCGTGCTGCACCCAGGCAGCGAAACCGGCGGCCGAGAGCGTGAGCGCCGCAACTGCGATGCGAACGCCTTTCATCACTCGTCCTCTCCAAGCGCGGCCATGTCGGTGTCGCTCCGCAGGCCAGACTTGATGCGCTCCAGACGCGCCTGGAAGAGCACTTCCGCGCGCTTGTTCGCCTTCGCCTTGTAGTACCAGTTCACCGCCAGGCCGGCGACAGCCACGACGATGCCAACTACCACCGTGAACTCGCTGGACAAGAGCCATCCGAGAACAGACGCGCCAGCGCCGGCATAGGTGGATTTCGATGCGACTGCGGAGGCCGCAACTTCGAGGGCTTCTTTTTCCATCACTCGACCTCCAAGGCGGCCGGTGCAAACAGGCTGACCAGGTCGGCACCGGTGGGCCATGCTGCCTCGAGGTCGTAGGCATCGAGCCCCGAATCAGGCAGCGCGTCGATCGCTTCGTGATGCGCGCGCTCAGCGGTGTAGCAGGCCTGCTTGTGCAGGCCGATGGCCGCCCCGATCCGCGTCAGGGTCGGGATCGTGACCGTGAGCCAGCCGCTTGCCGCCTTGAAGTCCACTTCGGTGACCCCGGCGATGCCAGCGAGCGAGATTGCGTTGGCGACTGCGTTCTGATCCTCGCGCGTGGTGTCGAGTCGCGTGCCGTTCGGCAGCTCGATGCCGCCCGTCTCCACGGCATAGCGCTTCGCCGTCGCCGCGACCTTGAGCGCCGCTCGTTTGTCGATGGCCGTGGGCACCGAGGCCGGGCGCAAGATGGGAAGACCTTCGCCATCGGCGACCACGTCGCAGCCGATCAACGACTCGTACATCTGGCGGCTGATTTCCTTCGCGTCCTCCGGGAGCGTTGCGCTGTTCGCCGCATCCGAATAGAAGCCGCCGGTCGTCGCGCTGAAGAAGAATTTCGGCGCGGGCCGGAGGATGGGCAGTCCATCGGCATCGGGCACGACATCGCGGCCGGCCAGCGCTTGATATACCTCGTCGCTGACCTCCTTGGCGTCATCGGGAATCGAGTCCCCGTGCACCACGTCGATGTAGAAGCATCCCGTGCTCGCGCAATAGAAGAACTTCGACGGCGGGCGCAGGATCGGCATACCGTCGGCGTCCCCGATCACCGCCTTACCCGCGAGGGCTTGATAGACCGCGTTCGAAACTTCCTTCGAATCGGGAGGGATCGAGGTGCCGTGCACCGAATCGAAATACCAGCCGCCAGTCGTCGCGCTGAAGAAGATTTTCATGATCAGTACCCCACCGCGAGCCAAGAAACGAAGGTGTTTTGCTGCGTGCCGCTGAAGTCCCAGCACTGCAGGAAGAACGACGTGCCGCTCAGGCTCTGGTAGGTCGCAGCCCGAGGCCCTGCGACCTGCGGCGTGAGCCACACGCCTTTCGGACCGATTGGCCACGCCAGCGGGAAAGTGACTGCAACGCCGGCGGCACCGGAATTCGCGCCGCCCCACTGGACGATGAAACCGCCCAGCCAGGTCGGGAACTTGATGTAGCCGTTCGCCCCAGTGCTCGCGACGAATCCGAACTTGGCCCAGGCGGTCGTCGCGAGCCGCGTGCTGTTGTCCGTGTCGGCCTGCGTGGGCGCGGTCGGCGTGCCACTGAAGGCCGGACTCACGATCGGCGCCGCCCCCAGCGCGGTGCGCGCGTCGGAAGCGTTGCCAGTGAGGCCGAGCAGGCCCACCAGGTAGTCGTATAGCCGGCTGAAGCCCAGGCGGGCTACAGCATTGCTCGGGTTGGGGAAGGGAGCCGAGATCTCGGCCTTTGCGGGAGGTGCAGCCATTGCGAGCCTTTCAGAAATAAAAAAGGCCCGCCGAAGCGAGCCTTTGAGGGGAAACGTGTTGAAGGGCTAGTAGCCCTTGAGGGTGATGTCGGCTGTGGCGCCTGCGACGGCGGTGCCGGCCGCGTTGAGTGCAAAAATCTTCGGGCTCAGCGGCAGCGTCTTGTCGGTGTGGAGACCGCGCGCGCCGCTTGCGTTAACTTGCAGTTGACCAATCACCGTCTTGATCGAGGTGAAGGGTTTCGTATAGGGGATGACTGTCCCTGCCGCTGCAATCGCGAGATTGGCAATCGTCTCTTCCATGTCGGGCGCATCGATGGTCAGCACCAGCGACTGCAGCACGCCGCGATCTATGCCAGCGCCGATGGTCACGCGGAACTGGTATGCATCGTTCTTCGCAACGAGCTGACCAGGCCACGGCTGCCACGCGCCCGCCGGTCCGTAGCGCGGGTCTGCGTCGGGGCCGTAGAACGACTCAGCATCCGGGCCATAGAACGAGCCAGGACCGGCGAGCCGGTAGTCGATGCGCAAGTCAACGCCCTGCGATTGCGCGACCAGCGTCATGATCGATCCGGCGAGTGCTGAATTCACCGAGATCGCTGGTGTGACATAGACCATTTGCCCGTAGGCGCTGGGGTCGTAGAAAGATTCCGTGTCCCCCGTGTAGAAGCTCTGGTCATCGGTGCCGTAGAACGAATCCAATGCATTTGCGGAAGGGTCGCCAAAGACGATCGCCCAGCCGCTCGATTCGGCAGGGTCATAGGGCCAGCCGAGCGCGTTGAAGTCCCACGTCTCCAGAACGTTGGCGACGGGCGGGTCGCCCAGGTTCATCACGACGACCGCGGCCTCGAGCGACTGGTTTCCGCTCGTGTCCTCCGCCTTGCCCATGATGGTGACCACACCGCCAGGGCGGGTCTCAGGTTCCCACGGGCTCGCCAGAATCAAACCTTCGTTGTGCAGCGGCGCAGCGCTGTTCCAGTCGGTGTTATTGCCGTAGTGGAACCGGAAGACGAAGCCGGCCAGGTCCGGCACACGTCGCGGCATGTTCCAAGAAAGTACGGCGCCCGAGATGTTGAAGTTTTCGATGCTCGGCGGCGGCTCGGTCTTGCCGACCACTCGATGCACCCGCTGCGGACTCCAGTCGCTGACGGCCAGGCTGTTGCGACTGCGCGCGCGCACCAGAATCTGCGCGAGGTCATCGAGTCCCAGAATGCGCGCCTCGGTTGCATCGCCGGGCACCGTGACGGTGACCCAATCTCCATTTGGCAGAACGAGGTACTGAACTTCAATCGAGCCGCCGTTGACGATCGATGCGCTGGACAAAGCTGGCCACGTCACGCGCACGCTGTTCACGATGGTGCCGTCGGTCTGCACGATCAGCTCGCCCTCGCTGCTCTGCACATCGGAGATAGTCGGCGGCGAGATTTCCCAAGGCTTGGGAAGGCCGCTGTTGCTGGCGTAGCCACTTGGCAAGAAGCCGGCGCCGTACTGGAAGATCGCGGCGGTCGTTTCCTTGAGCGTCAGTTCGACGTAGCAGCCGGTTGGAGCCGGATGGAAGGTCCGGGCAAGGATGCGGAACTCCTTGGCGAACCAGCCGTACTTCGGATACGTGAGCGTGACCCCGTCGAAGATCTCGAGCGGGTAGGCCTTCATCTTGAAGGGCAGCGTGACCGTCAATGGATCGCGGCCATCGCGCAGCATGATCCCAGCGATGTGCGTAGCCTGGCCAGCGTTGAAGACCGAAGCGAGCGGCAGGTCCTGAGGCAACTCGGCACCGTCGTCGGAGATGTACGCTTCCGCGCGGTAGGGCGCAATCGCCACCTCTACGTAGCCTTGGGCCTCGTCCCAGATCCGCGGCGCCACGATGTTGATCTTGTCGACCCGCGGCTTGTGCGGGCTCAACGTGATCGGCACCTGGGTGACGCTGCCGTCCTTCTCCCGCTGCTCGATGGCGAGGTCGGCTTCGGTCAAGGCCATGACGGGTGCCTGATAGACGCCAGCGCGCACGCTGAACTCACCGCCGCTGTAGGCCCATTCGCCGCCCATGGCCTGCGTCAGGTCGTCGAGCACATCCTTCGGCGGCGTGCCATAGAGAAACACGCCATTCGCGCGGAACATCGGCGTGACGGGGGCACCCGTCCAGTAGCTGATTGCCGTGTCGTTTGCGTTCGCTGCCGCGATGATGTCGGCCTCTTCCGAGGCCGAGATTGACGTGCGCTTGCCGAAATGCGGATGCAGAAGGACATAGCGCGCCATCAGCGCGGGGTTCTCACTGAAGGAGGTGATGCCGTTGCGCGGGTCGTAGAGCTTGGCGCCGCGGATCTGCGCGGTGATGTTCGGCAAGCCGCCCGGGAAAGAGCTTTCCTCGTAAACGAACTCGCACAGCATGTAGGCAACGCCGCGAACGCGGTGGGCCGCAGTCCAAGTGCCGGGAAGGTACGACTGCAGGCGCGTATCCGCGGCCTGATCGGGCGAGCCGAGATGCCAAAACACGCGAGCCGTGGAGATGAATTCAACCCACTGATACGTGAGCGTGTAGGCCTGCTGACCGTCCGCGCCTGTGATCGTCAGCACGTTGCCCGCGATCGTGTACGGCAGGGACTCTTGACCTGGGGTGATGTTCGGGAATGGAAGGTTTGTCGCCGGCGTCACAAAAATGGAGCCCGCCACCGGCGTGTGATCCAGCGTTCGGGTCGGATTCGCGCTCGTGTCCATCACGCTGCGCGTGTAGGTCCGTCCCCATGGCGCCGTGACGACGTTACCGTCGACATCGAGGTCGATGGGCGTGTCGTTGAAATACACCCGCTCGACACCGTCAATCTCGTGGCCGGCCAAGGTCGTGAGCGTCAAGAACACTGCGTTATGAGGCGCCACCGCGGTCTGGAAAAAGACCGTACCGCCCTTGCGCACGCGGCCAAGCACGAGCTCGCGCGGCCCAATGGTGTTCTGCGTGTTGACCAGGCGATCGACGATGGCGCTCTCGGTCTGGGCGCGCGCCATGCGCTCGGCCTTGCGCTTCTGGCTACTCGACAGCGCGATGGTGCCGAGGATCGAGACTGCGTACACGACGACCGTGACTGCGGTGCTGACGGCCGCTCCCGTTGCCCATCCGATGACACCGATGATTGCTTGCGGCATCAGATCTTCCAGGCTGCCAAGGCAGCGTTCATTCCCAGCGCAACGATGCCGCCGGACATGCCCGGTGCGATTGCGTTGGTTCCATTGCAAACGGCCAGCATCTCCCGGCCCGCATTCATCACCAGCACCACGTCGCCGACAGCGGCCAGAAGCGGCGAGACCGACGCACCCAGCAGTGACGTAGCGAGCGCGTGCAGGCCGCCGCCCTCCTCCACCATGCGCAGCGCACCGAACTCGGTTGCGTAGGATTCGATACCGGCCATCGGGTTGCGGCCCGTGAGCGCTTCGACGGCGCCGGCCGCGAATGTGCAGCAGTCGTTCGAGCCCCAGTCAAAGGGCCGGTCCGAGCGCTCCTGCACGAATGCGGAGAGTTGCAACTGCCAGTCAGCGCGCCTCATGCCCTGCTGCTCGCGATCAGCCATTGCTTGGCGGGCCAGATCACACGCTGGCCGACTTGGGAATTGACGAACTCGAAGCCGCGGTCGCCGGGGTACAGGGACTTCTGATCTGCGTCGCTATAGGTCAGGGTGGAGCCGCGCAGAAGGTCAACTTCGGAGCTCTCTGCTGATACGGCGATCGTGCAGGTCTCGCCGTCCTCCCGAATGCTCATCGTGTCCAGGCGGCCGGTCCAATCGATGGGCGCGTCCAGCACCCCCATGTTGGCGTCGAGAATCGCAGTGCGGATAGTGACCGGCGTGCCTTGCACGACACCCGCGTCATCGAGGGCAAGCGCGATCGCTTCCGAAGAGACGCCGGCCATCTCGAAGTTCAGGCCCTTGACCTCGCCCGCCGAGTCGGTAATGGGGCTGATCGAGCCAAGGCCCGCGGCGCCGCGGTAGGTCACGCCGCCGAAGTCGATGGGACGATTTGCCGAGCAAAGCGCGATCGCACTGCCCGGGAAAGCCATGTACACGAGCGATGCGACGTGAAGCACCGGCCCGTTGAGCGCTGCGATGGTGTCCGGTGAAAGCGCCCTCACAGGATGGCCTCTACGAAGTCGAAGGACACCTCGGGCGAGTAGCCGGGGACATACGACACCGCCGACTTCGAGATCAGGCGGAAGGGCGCGGTGGGGCGGTCCCACGTCACGGACTGGTCGACGACAGTCGCGCGGCGTAGGCGGTTCACGATGGGAACGCCGATGCGCCCCAAGCCATCAGCCACGCAGTCGCTCGCCACCTGCAGGAGCATTCCGTTAACGCCGATCAGGTCGCCCGCGAGCAGCGTCTGTCCCGCCGCGCCGCCCTTTAGGTACACGGCATCCGCACCGGGGCCGGTTGCCAAGAAGATCGAGAGAACGCCGCTGTACGTGCCTTGTGGCTGCGGGCGCTGCAAGTGGTACAGGTAGACGACATTCGTCAGGCCGCGCATCGACGCAACAAATGCCTCGACCGCCGCCGCTTCGGCCGCGCTGCGGGGCGAGATCGTTGCACTTGCATTCCAGCGGTCGTTCATCATGTCGACGACCAGATCGCTGCCGCCGCCCGGCGACGCGAAGCCGCGCTGGTTCGTGGCCTGATCCATAGAGAAGCTCGCCGGGTCCTCCAGGAAATCCGGAAACGCGATCGTGCTCATCGCGACTGGCCCCCGTAGCGCTCGCGGCGCCCGTAGCCCGCCACGACGCGGTTTTCCATCTTCGCCAGTTCGTCGCGCACCATGCTGCCGCTGGCCACGTCGCCGACCGTCATGTAATAGACGTTCGTGACCTTGCCGCCGAGTTCGTGGTTCGGCGTGATGTTGCCGATGACGCCAGGCTTGAAAAGCTCGGGGCCGTTCTCGCCGACCATGTACGTTTCGCCGCCGAACACGGTCCCGCCGGCCGCACGGCCCGGGCCGGAGAAGCCCTGCATCATTCCGTCGAGAGCCTGCATGTCGCTGGCGGTGTATCCGCCACCGAAGGAGGTACCGGTCAGGAGCTGGCCGATGCTGCCCAGGATGCCGCCGAACGATCCTTTGCCCTTGCCGCCTTCGACCAAGTCACCGAACATCGCGCGCGAGAGGTCGGCAGCGATGGCCTCCGAGACCATGCGCTTGAGCATCTTCCCGAAGTTGTCGCCGATGTCCTTGAAGTTGCCGTCGAGGGCATCGTTGAGACCCTGCCCGAGCGAGTCCTGAATGTTCCCAGCGGCCCGCTTGGAAAACTCGTCGCCTTGCGCAGCCAGCTTCTTCTGCGCTTCCGTGAGCTCTTCGCCTTCCTTGGTCAGTGCGCGCACATAGGTCTGCGTTGAGATGACGCCCTGCTCGCGAAGGCCATTCAGGTGCTCGACCGCGGAGTTGTAGGCCTCGAGCGGCGTCAGCGTCGCTTCGTAGAGCTTCTTCCCTTCGTCCATCAGCGCAATGGTGCGGCGCTGGTTTTCTTCGCGGTCGCGCGCGGCTTCCTTCTCGGCAGCCGTGCGCTCCTTCGTGATGTCGATCTCGGCTGCGAGCTGGAGAATCCTCTGCTTCTGCGCCTCGGTGACCTCGCCACCCTGCGCCCGGATGCGCTGGATCTCGGCCAGGGCGACTTCGACCTCGCTCAGTTCTTTAACCTTCTCGCGCTGCTTGTCGAGGCTTTCGATATACCGCTTGGCCGCCGCTTCATCGTCCTTCGCCTTCTTCTCGGCTCCGCCGCCGCCCGTGGCCACGACCGGCGGCTTTTCCTTCGCGTCCTTGATGTCAGGCGTCCATCCGCGGTCCTCCCGCTTCTTCGCACCAGAGCCAAAGGGATCATCCTTGTCGGCCAGTCTCTTGAGTTCAGTTGCCGCGGCATCAGCGATGGCGACCTGTTCCTTGATCTTCTGGTTGTAAGTCTCCAGACGACGGCGAGCCATTTCGTTGCCGGGTTCCCGCTGCAGCTGCAGCTCGGGGCCGTTGCGAAGTCCCTCAAGTCGTTTTTGCTCAGCCACCGCCGCGTTGGCACGCTTCTGTACGGCCCCGACTTCGTCGACACCCAAAGTGCGCGCAGTTGCGCCGCCGATGGTGATCAAGATGGCTTGAAGAAGTCCCGCCTCCTTGCGGGCCTCGAGCATTTGGCCGGAGATGCTCACCAGCGATTTGAGAAATGGCCCACCAAAGGCGATAGCGGCCGCTTCCGACGAAAGCTTGAGTTTCGTCAGGTTGTCGTTGAAGTCGGCGGCGTCCTTCGCGAGCGAACCGCCGTAGATGGCACCCAGCTTTTCGGCTTCGATGCGGAGCTTCTCGATGCCCTCGCGGCCTTGATTCAGGAACGGAATCATCTCGGCGCCGCTCTTGCCGAACACGCGCTGCGCGAGCGCTGCCTTCTCGGCGCCATCCTCGTAGCCGGAGAAACGGTCGGCCAAGTCGCCGAGCACCTCTTCATTGGTGCGCAGCGTGCCGTCCGCGTTCTGGACTTCGACCTTTAGCGTCTTGAACGTGGCGGCCGCTTCTTTGTTGCCGCCGGCGGCCTCGGCCATCAGCTTACTCAGACGGCCGACGCCACCGGCGAGCGCCTCGAAAGGCGTGCCAACGGACTCGCCGGCGAAACGCAGTTCGCTCAGCTTCTCGACGCTGATGCCGGTCTTCTCCTGCAGGTCATCGAGCCGGTCGAGCATGTCGATCGACCCCTTGACCTGCAGCGCGGCAACAGCGCCGGTCGCCGCCACGCCGACAGTGGCCAAGCCCGTCCTCGTGGCTTCTGCCTTGGACCTCAGCCCTTCGAGCGAGCGGCTCGCGCTGGCGAACGCCGCTTGAGTGCGGTCGGCAGCGGAGATGACGATTTCGGTTTTGGTGGTCACGTCAGGCACCCCTGCGCCGCCGGCGCGCGTTCTGAGCCCTGACCTGCTCCACCACACTTACACGGCGCACTGGCGGCTCCACGGGCGGGTTCCACGGGTCTGGGTTCATGAAGTGCAGCGCCGACCAGGGCTTCCCGTCGCGGCGCGTGCTCGCGCCCTGCAGCGCTGCGGCCAACGTTTTGGCGTGGCGCAGCCGAGTCGCATCGGGCCCCAGTCCCTCCTTCTCGTAGACCACTTGCCATTGACCAAACTCCTGCGCGCTCATGCGTTGCCCAAGTTCCTCGACAGTGCATCCCAGATCCCGCGCCAGAACGAAGGCAAAACGCAGTGCGGGCTGGGCTGTTAGTTTTTTTCTGCGTCCTTGCTGTCCTGGCCGGACAGGCGCAGCGCAACGTGAAAGAGACGGAAGAAGGTGTCGGAATGCGCGGCACCGAACATGTCCCACTCGTGAACGGACATCAGCGGTTTGCCGGCGTCATCGACCACGCACTTGTGCAAGAGCCGGGGAGTCACCATCGACCCGGCACGTGCGCGCGCCTGGTCTTCGGTCTCGCCTTCGATCGGCTCGCGGGCCTTCTGGTTGAGCGCGTCGTTCTCGAGGCGCTCCGACAGCAGCATCCCGCGCACAATCACGTCGCCGCCGAGCTCATCGCACGGCTCGACCTGCTGCGGCAGCGACGGGACCTTGAGGCTCTTCCTGTCCAGCGGCATGCTCAGGCTCCCGGGTAGGCTTGCAGCCAGCCGCGCACGTCGATGCTGACGGGCGTGGTGACCGCGGCACCGGCCGCGCCACCGGGTGCTAGGTTCGTGCTCGGGATGCCCGCGAACAACACCACGGTGCCATCGAGGAAGCGGAAGCGGACTGCCACCACCTTGCGGCCACGCGACGCGGCCTTGAGTGCAAGCAGTGCCGGATCGGCGATGTCCCACAGCGAGCCGAACGCATACGCGAGCGGCGTCTCGTTGCCTGGCAGGTTGTAGTCGCGCTTCGTGTGGATGGTGCGGATCGCGACCTTGTCGGCCTCGCCACCGCTGGGCGTCACGTCGGTGAACGTGGCGGCAGACACACCGAAGGTGATCTTGCTCGCGGTGCCGGAAACGAACGTGCCTGCGAAACCGGAGGTGTCGATGTCTTCCAGGGTGAACGACACACCAGCGGAAATCGCCTTTACGCGCACCACCGCATAATCGAGCTCGCAAAAGCCCTTGATGCGCAGCAGCACGATGTCGCCGACGACGAAGTTGTGGGTCGCGGCGCTCGCCACAGCCGGGTTGGCCTTCGAGATTGCGGTGATGGGGATGGCCGTAGCCGCGGCGGACTGAACATCGACGCCGACTTCGGACCAGATTTGTACTTCGGACATGGATGGCTCCTGTTAACGGGCAAGGTCCGGCGCACCGCGCCGGGTGTAGTAGGTGAAGCGCCAGAGCTGTTCGCGTCCGACCATGGGAACCTCGCCATCGCCGCCGAGAAAGATCCGGCTACCGGCGATGCGCGAGCGGTTGTGCTTCGGGATGGCGAAGGTGGGAACGCCGATCAGTTGCTCGACCTGCAGGCCCAGTGCGCGGCCGCGCTTGGCGGCGTCCTCGGCGTCGGCATCAGCCACCACGCAGGTGATCAGCACGCCGTAGGTGCGTGCCTCCAGGCCGTCGACCGTCTGCGGGTCCACCGTCTCGCCCTCGGGCGCTTCCTGCACCAGCAGGGCCGGCAGTTCGCCGCGCGTGAGACGGTCCGAGCGATCGAGGAACACGTTCAGGCCGGCATCGGTGGCGCCGGCCTTGAGCGCGTCGCGCACGCCTTCGAGGATGGTCTGCGTGATCGGTGCGGCGGCCATCAGACGCGCTCCTGCACTTGCACGTTGAGCCATCCCGAGCTATCAGGCTCCAGGCCGCCGACGACCTTGTAGGCCGTCCCGTTGATGACGATCTCTTTGCCGTAGGCCAGGCTCGGCGTGTACTTCTGCTCGAAGCTCGCCAGCAGGCCGGCGCTTTCCGCGTCGTCCAGCGGGTTGACGGGCGTGGCGTCGAAGATCACACCGAACGGCTCGCTGCCCCCAAAGGTCGCCGACGCATTCGCGAGCCGGCGGGTGCAGGCTGCGTTCACGCGTTGCTCCAGGGCTGCGAACGGATCGACCATGTCAGCTCGGGCGATCAGGCGTTGAGGTGCAGCCAGACGGTGGTGACACCGTTGCCCGCGGCCTTGGCGGCGTAGCCGGAGAGCACGTTGCCGCTGGCGGTCGTGGTCAGGCGGGTGTTGGCCGCATCCCAGTACAGCAGCGCGCCCTGGGCCGGGGTGTCGGTGCCGAGCTTGGCCAGCTCGACCACGCCCTTGACGCGAATCGCGCCAGTGCCGCCGGCCGGGATGTCAGCGATGACGATGCCGACGCGGACACCGAACACGACCACGGCACCGGACGACACTGCGCCTACGGTCGTGTAGTCGAGGACGTTGCCTTCTTGAACAAAATTTTTCATGACGGTTCCTTGAGGGAGGGAGTGGCTTGCGGGCCGGCAGGGCGTTGCCGCCCCGCCCTGCCCTCATCGATCACGCGCCGGGGTTCTTGGCCAGGGTGCGGAAGTCGAGCGGCGAGACGCCGGCATCGATGCGGACCTTGAACTCCGTGCCGTCGACGTTCCAGCCGTTCTTCTGCTCGAGATACGGCGTCTGGTTGCCGTCGAGGTAGTTCACCTCGATGGTGTCGGCCGTGTTCGGGTTGGCGGCGCCGTACCAGGCGGTTGCCGAGGCCGCGTCGAGGCGGGCATCGGAGACCACCTCGAAGGTGTCGCGCACGCTGTTGGGCGTGGTGTTGTTGCGCGTGGCGGCGCCGACCTCGAACTCGCTCGCGCGGACCACGTTGGCGGTGCCCTTGAGTGCGCGCGGAACGATCAGGTACTGCAGGCCGATGTTCAGTGGCGATGCGCCTTGCTTCTGCAGCGCCATCGCGGCTTGCATCGCGTCGACGCTTGCCGTGGTGATCGCGGCGGCGGGCAGCAGGTTGCCATGCGTGGCATGGAACAGCGCCACGCCGTCGGGCATGTTCGGGTTCGCGGTCAGGATCGCGTAGACCAGATCGCCGATCGTGCGGATCGCGGCGCGTCCCATGAGGCGCGGCACGCGGGTGAACGCATCGAGGTCGTCGTTGATGATGGCCTGACGGGTGATGCTGAACAGTTCGCCGTAGGTCGCCAGCACGACGCTCGCACCGCGCTCGGTCAGCGTTGCGTACTTGTACTCGGCGCCCTCGTTCACCTTGCGCAGGCTCGGGAACGAGTTGAGGTCGACACGCTGGCCCACCTTGAAGTCCGACAGCGTGCCGGGACGGGTCCACAGCTGGAAGGTTTCTTCGGCTTCCTGGTAGCCCTTCAGCAGCGACTTGCTGGCGACGTTCGCGAGCAGGCTCGGAAAATCGCTGGTGCTGTGCGTGAAGGCCGCGCCGATGAAGGACATCTTGTCCATGCCTTCGGAGCGCAGGCCGGCGCGGGCGAGGCTTTCGCGGGCCAGTTCGGCGAGCGTGTAGCCGCGGAACGGGTTGGCGCCTTCGATCTTCTCGTAGCCAGCACGTGCGAGTAGCGCCTGCGTGGTGGCCGTGCGTCGCTTGTCTTTTTCGTCCTCGACCGTCACGGCGTGCGTCCCGGCGGTCGGGGTGGCACCAGCGGCGAGATGGGCGAGCAAGCGGCTGCCGGCGGCTTCGACGGTCACGGCGTGAGCGTCTTCGCACTGGCGCTGCAGTTCGGCGACGCCAGGCTGCGCAGCGAACGGCGCGAAGCTCGCGCGGATTGCATTGCGGCGTGCGGTGTCCGCGGCCAGGATGGCGGCTTGATCGACTGCGGGAGCAGCCGCTGCAGCAGCAGGCGCGGCGGCGGTTCCGCCACCGCCCGCAGCGGCACCAGCGGCGCCAATGGCCGTCAGCAGCACATGGGTACGGAAATTTTTCATGGGATCCTCATCGGCGGAAGGTGCGGCCGCAGCCGCTGGAGTGCCTGCCGACTGCAGGGACGCAGGCAGCGAGCGGTAACGGGAAAGGGGAAGGTCTCGCGCCAAGGCGGAAACCGGCATGGCATCGGTGATGCCGTCGATCAGCTTGGCTTCGAGCGCTTCGGCGGCGGTGTAGAAGTGGTCCTTGCCATCCATCAGCAGCGCCAGCATTGCGGGCTGATCGCCGGTCTTGGTGGCGTAGCTGGTGGACATGGCCGCGGCCCAGGTGTCCAGCTGGTCGGCCATCTCGCGAAGCTCCACGCTGTTGCCTGCGACATAGGACCACGGAGCGTGAATCATGAGCACGGCGTTCTCGGCCATGTGGACCGTGTCGCCGCCCAATGCGATCAAGCTGGCGATGGACAGCGCCATGCTGTCAACCTCGGTCGTGATGTGGGCCTTGTGTCGGCGCATCGCGTTGAAGATGGCCAAGCCATCGGGCACGCTGCCGCCAATGCTGGCGATGCGCACCGTGATCTGTTCCACGTCGAGCTCGGCGAGCTCGCGCACGAACGATGCAGCGCTGACCGTTTCCTCCCACCAGCTTTCGCCGATGTCACCATAGATCAGGATCTCAGCCGAAGACGCCGCACCCAACGCAGCCGCGGC